ATGAGAGCCGCCGCCTTTCTGGCCGCATTTCTCGAGCGTGTGGGTAGCCTCTACGTTAGCCTTACGCAGCGTTTGTTGGTGCAATATGGTTTGTGTTCATAAGGACAGTTCTCTTTCTCGCACCCATCGTCTGAGTTAAAGTCACGGCAAAGGCGGGGCATCTTTTGAGATACAATCCTTAAAGTTCAACGAATCCGTTTTTGTGAAAACAAATATTAATTCCCATTTGGGACCTAATATTTGGGGGTGATATGGTTGTATATTTTTATGCTTTAGAGCCTTACGCCGTGGGCTTGAGGAAGTGTACCTTCAGGTAAGTCTGGAGGTTCAGGTAGGTCACCTCATCCTTGTCCTTCACGCGTAGTAGCTTGGCTAGCTTCGCGTCGGGCAGAATGCGACGCTTGAAGTTAGGGTCAAAGCAGTTGTGGCTCTTCACGTAGCCGGAGATGAACTTGGTCACATCCGTCTGGCTCTTCAGGCTCTTGGAGGGCAGGCCCATGAACGTGCACAGCTCATCAGTTAGCGGGCGCACCTTCAGGAAGGCGTTGTTGGCGCGGCGAGCCTCCCATGCAGCGCGAGCCTCAGGGGATAGAGTCGCGGGGTCTACCTTGCGGCGGCGCTTGGAGTCGCGGGCCTCGCGCTTGAGAGCCTTCTGCGCCTCCTGCAGGTCATGTACAAGGGCGCGAGAGGCCTCAGCAGCCGCCTTCGCGTGAGTGCGCACACTCTCAAGGGCAGCCGTTAGAATCGCATCCGCAGAGCGAGTCTCCGTCGGCGCAGCGGCCACGGCAGGCGTAGATACAGGCACCACTACCTCAGTCTTGGCGGGGGCGGCCTTCGCCTTCTTGCCCGCGGCGGGGGCGGCAGCTACAGGGGTTGCAGGAGCAGTCTCGGACTTCTTGGCCATGTTGTTTGACTTATTCTGGGAAACAGAAGCAGGCATTTCTAACGCGGGTATACTCTATCATATCCTGACCTGTTTAAATCACAAACTATGTAAGGCGGTCAGGATTTTGAAGCAAACCTCATAATTATGCTTGGATGCATCTAAAATTTTCAAGATGGTCTTCCCGACATTTGTTAGAATTATGTTGATTGGGTCGAGTGTGTATGTCTGATATTTCCAGCAATTACGAATCCATATATAATATAGATTTCTTTGCGATTGGACGGAATTATGTTCTTTTGCCCAAAGCAATAAATCATGCCTTAGTACGCCTATAAAGGTCCATAGCTGGGCTTGATTAAGCAAAAGAAACATTGATGGATTGAGTTCAATAAATAAGTTCTCTTCCAGACTTTGACATATGCTTATCCAATACATGAAGAGAAGCTTATCTCTGTCTGCTAAGTATCTTGGTTCGTGAAACATTTCGCGATTACGAAACTTACGATGTGTTGTGAATTCTTTGAGACGTTTACGCGTTTCTAAAGAGAGTTCTTTGCGGGTGTAAGGATTGGATGGTTTTGCATTGCTGATAGTTATCTGATACAATGTTTTTGCGTCGAACCAATATATGAACTTATCTTCTGCGAATGAGAAGTAATCAAATGGATGAACATTTGATTCATATGTAACAACATCTTCCGCATTATGACAGATAGAGCGCTTTAAGACGCCCGAACCGGCTAGTTTAAGCATATATCTTACAATCCACCCACGCCATATCTTTTGAATCTTAATAGCATGCATATCGGTAGAGTTTACAACAGACCACAATCTTGGATTCTTTGCTCTGGCATGTTTTCCACAAAATTGAAGATTCTTCAATGCAAGTGATGGGCATCTCTCATTTGATGCCTTGTTTCTACAAGAGTTACAGAGCATATTGTTATCTAATTAGGTTATTTGATGAAAACGGATTTACACATTCTCAGCCATTATCTAGTAAACATATCAGCCACCATGTCTACTAACGCAATTGTAAACGTAACCAATGCCAACATTGAACTCATTTCCTTCCCTGAAGCCAAGCGTAACAAGCAGGGCGGTCTCGGAGTACGAATGCTATATGGCGGCCAGAACTTCTCTCTGCGTCTTCCCCGCTTGGGCTTCCCCGGAGGCCTGCTACAGCGTGAGGACGAGAAGAGTGGAAACGTATCATATTCGCTAATTGGCTCTCTAAAGGGTTGCGACCCTTATGCTAAGGTCCGCTCCACTGGTGATGATGACATGTCAAAGCTATATAACTTCCTTCTGGACCTCCAGGAGAAGTTGGTTCAGACTGCTACTGAGAACAGCTCTAAGTGGTTTGGCAAGAAGCGTGGCGAGGAATCTATCCGCGACAGCTTCAATGACCGCAGCATTCTGAGCGTGTCTTCCGACAAGAATGGAGATGAGTATGTGCCCAACGGCAAGTATCCTCCTTCGTTCCGTCTGAAGCTGCCCGTATACGACGGCAAGGTATCAATGGATGTAGTTGACTCTGCAACCAAGCCTGTCTTCCTCACGGTTGATTCTCTGCGTTCCGTGTTCCCTAAGAACGTGGCCGCGAATCTCGTTGTGGGTGGTTCAATTTACATCATCGGCCAGTCCTTTGGTGTAACTTGGCGTGTAACTCATGCTCAAGTGTTCCCTCAGACGCGTCCTACTGCTTCTACTATCTTCGAGGCAGTAGCTGACGAGACTCCTGCCGAGCAGGAGCCTACTGACTCTGATTCTGTATCTGGGGCGGTAGACTCGACTCCTGCTCAGGTAGATGTTCCTGTAACTGAGGCCGCTGCGCCTGAGGCTGCTCCCCCGGCTGCTCAGAAGAAGCGCCGTGCAGTAGGAGCTTAGACCATACGACAGATTCTGCCGGAGGCTGATACATAACAAACGATTCATCAATAAAAAGAGGATTGGTAATTTCTACCGTCTTTTTCACTGCTGAACACATCGGTGAAAAGGATTTTCCACAAGTGCATTCGTATACTTTAGGAAACCCTTCTGTAATATACCGAGGCAATACGATTCGGTTACATCCCTTAAGCAATATATCCGAATCCAAACAATCCTGATAAGCCTCAGGACTTAGGAGAGTAAAGATAGATTCTCCTGCTTTCCAATCTTCTTGAAACAGAGTACCAAATGGCGAATCTCTGAACCACAATGTCTTGAATACAGAATGGTCATCTGATTCATGTTCGGCTAAGCCAATACGATTTGACTCATCGTCGTATAACCAATACACATCTAATCCATTGTTTTTATATGAAGAATCTAAGGCTCCTCTGAATACAGTTCTGTCTGAATACGACCATTCAGATGCATCGTGGTCTTCGTCGTGTTCGGCTATGTCAGGAGAGATATCGGTATAAAGCAAAGATGGTCTCAAGATTGAATACATCTTTGGTTTAATTCTGGATTTGATTAGCGTCTTGATTTGCGCATTCCTCCTTTGCTTTTTAATACCATATTGTTGCCATTTGTGTTTACGAAACCATACGTCTCGTAATACTTAACAAGACTTTCGGGATTCTCTCCAAATTCATCATATGTCAATGCTATATCTTTTTTTAATAGCTTTGATATTTCAATTACTTTATTAAGCAAGATGGAACCTGCTCCTTTCTTGATAGAACAAAAGTTTGAGATGAATATAGTATTATCTACCATCTTAATTTGAATTAATCCTATGATGCTTTCTCCTTCCTTTAGAAGCAATGTATCCGTGTCTGGTGTCAATACCTTCTTTAGCGTGATATCGAAAGTGAACTTGCATATCGGAGTGTCGGGCAATTGGTCGGCTGTAGTATGTTTAAAGGTGCTTAAGAGTGGAACAAGTTCTTTATTTTGGGGATTGCTAGAAGGCAAGTATAGTATTTCCATTATGTTAATCGAACGAAACTTTCACTGTAACGTCATGGCGTGAAAGGGAGTTTGTAGCAGAGTTAGAAAGTTCGTGACGTTTGCGTCGAGTATCTTTTTCGGTGTTATCTTTGAGTTCTTGAAGGCGGGCTTCCATATCAGCATGAACAGCATCACGGTTTGCTTCGAGGTATTGGATAATCTCGTCTGACAAGACCCACTCGAAGAAGTTCAACTGGCCCACAGTCGTGTCCAATCCCTTGAATTTTATCCGTTTGCATCGGCAAAAGGGGTCGAACATCTTCTTGCTGTAAGCCTTGAGATGGCTCTTGTATGAGAGGTATACTATCACGTATGTGTTTTTGCTGGTTGTGAATGCTACATTGAACTTCTTCGCGTAATTGGTCACGAACCAATCGATGATTCGTAAAGAAAGGGTAGAGGTTCCGTTTAGAATCTCTTCTACCTTCTTCAGGTTCTGGGGATTTGAATAAAACCTTTCTAGACGATGTAACACCCATTGTTCTTGACTCTGAATTTGTTCCATCTTTGTTAGTTTGTGTCCATTGCTTGAAAACGGGTTTTAGTAGTTCTAACGTTACCTATATAATAACATGGAAGCAAAGATAGAATACCTTCTTGCTACTTATGGAATGGATGACCAACGAACACAGGCATGGTTTACGAAGCGTGGAGAGATGTTGACGGCATCAGAAATCTGGAAATGTTTTGCGGATGCAACGGCTTCAGCTCGGCGTGAATTGATAATGTCAAAGCTGGTTCCTCCGAAGAAGCAAGATGGACCTGGTGTTGGGGCTCTAATTTGGGGAACAAGATTTGAGCCAGTCGCCAAGGAGATTTATTGCTTTACGGAAGGAGTGAAATTGGTTGATTTGTCTTGTGTCCAACATCCTGAGTATCCATTTATTGGGGCATCGCCTGACGGATTGATTTTGACAAATGACGAACGCAATGGTCGGTTGATTGAACTAAAGTGTCCTATTTCGCGTCCGTTTAATTCTGAGACGCCTATTCCCGATGCTTATTATCATCAAATGCAGCTTCAGATAGAATGTACTGGACTACAGGAATGTGATTATGTTGAGATGCAGTTTAAAACGATGAACTATAGTGAGTGGGAACAGACACCAGCGGAGTTTAAGTCTTGCTTTGCTGTTGACAATTCTGGAATTGTGAAGTATAAACATATCATCGATACCTCAAGCCCCCACGAATGGCAAATGAGCACTCTGGGTGACCCACTGGATTGGCAGATATTGTATTGGGTGCTTGTTCAAAAAAGGCAAAAGCTTACATTAAAGGATGCAGATTGGATGCCTAAGCATCTTCCAGAGATGAAAGCTACATGGGATGAAATTATGGTGCATCGTCAAGCAGGAACGGTTCCTCTCGTTAAAGAGAAACCTATTTTAGTGCTTTGAACTAATAAAGGACAAATGAAGCGAGTTATTCTAGCAACTAAATCTGAGTTCAAATATTTTAAGGAATATGTAAATTCCTTTTCTGGGACAGATGAAGTTGTATTATATGATTCAAATACTCCTAAGTTTACGGATAACAATTTTTATCTTTGTGTTAGACGTGTACCGTTCGAACTTCTTCCTGCAGATTGTAAAATTGGATTTTTGAATACCGAACAACTATGCATCCCATCTAAACTTGCCGAATACAAGACATATTTGCGTGATGGTATGGATTTGTTCGATTATTCGCAAGCAAACATTACTGATAAAGGAACTTATTTGCCTTATAACGAAGTATTAAGCGAGACGGAGTTTCTGAAAAGTTGCATTGTTCCTGACAAGAAATTCAATATTGCGGTCATCGGAACTCCAACTCCTTATCGCATGAACATCATTCAAGAGATTCGAGCAGCAGGATATACGGTTGACTTTATCAATGAGTTTGATGAGCCTCGTGACAAACGTGTGGGCCAGTGCTCTGTTTTGCTAAACCTTCATGCTGATAAGGAATATACTATTTATGAGTCAGTTCGCTGTGAACGTTGGCGATTTGCTGGGATGCCGATTATTACTATGCCTTGTTCCGATACTGTCCCGTGCAATATTACAGTTGCAGATAATCTGATTGCCACATTAGAGGAGCGCTTTGGGAAACCGAAGGACTTAAGAGTTGGCATTTGTATGATTGTGAAAGATGAAAGTCATATCATTCACGAAGTCTTGAATTCGACTGCTGGATTGGTTGATACATTTTGTATTTTGGATACGGGTTCTACAGATAATACTATTCAAATCATTGAAGAGTTTTATCAGAAGGCTGGAATCCAGGGGGAGGTTATTCGTGGAACTTGGAAAGGTTTTGGAGCGTCTCGTTCAGAGGCATTGAAGTTGTGTGATGGCAAGATGGATTACATCTTGATGATTGATGCAGACGACCTAATGGGATTTCCTCCGAGTGGCAAACAGTTTTTAAAGCAAGTTCTAAAACAACATCAGCCCAATGCAGCTATTGTTCCTATTAAACGTGGGAATATCAATTACGAGCGCACACAGATATTCAAAGCAGATGATGATTGGCGGTATGTTGGTGTCTTACATGAATATCCTACAAACGACAAGCCAAATAATAAGTTGATTAGACTTCCTAATGAAATATATATGGTTGGGAGAACGTTGGGTAACCGCTCTCTACAAGACGGAAACAAGTATCTAAAAGATGCCGAAGTCATCCTAAAAGAGATGGAAAAGGAACCCGATAATGAACGCTATGCATTTTATCTGGCACAATCTTATCGTGATGGAGGAAATGTTCCTGAGGCTGTTAAGTGGTATAAGAAGCGTGTAGAAATGGGTAAGTGGAAAGAGGAACAATGTGTCAGCGCCATGAACCTAGCCAAACTTCTTCACGACAAGGAATGGGCATGGAAAGCACACGAATTCAACCCATTGAGAAATGAATCACTTGTTCACTATGCCTCACAATGTCGTGCAAAAAATATGTTTAGCCCCGAACTTTTGGCAATGATTATGTATGCAACAACTATTGCGAAACCTAAGGAGAATGTTCTTTTTGTTGAAAGCGATATTTACGAATGGCGCATGTGGGATGAACTAGCCATTATTGCCTTTCATACAGGACGCAAAGACATATCCAAGCAGGCTGGAGCAAAGCTTCTGTCTGAGAACCTGTTTCCTGCTGAGCAGCGTGCTCGCATCGAACAAAATATGAAGTTCGCCTTGAGTTAAGGTATATATGAATCCCACATATTCACTCGGAAAGGTGATTTCATTCCTTGGATAGGAGGAGCCTCGAATCTACCATCGGGCCTTACTGCATTGGTAGATTGCTCATAAGATGATTTAGCCTTTGTTTGCGTTCGCTCAACATTTGTCTGGTCAAGGAATTCAGGCTGAAAAGTCTCCTTGCCAAAATATCTAACGGCCATAAGAACTAAAACTAAAGCTGCTCCGAGATATACAAACTTACCATACTTTTTCATATCCATTTATACTTTTAAAACGGAAAGAGTTTTCATCTATAACAACAAGGGTAAGAAATGGAAGATAGGGCAATCGAGACAATCAAACGAATGCTTGTTGGTCGCGATATCAAGATAGATAATGTAGACACTCTTGGTTCACCAGTTGATGAAACAAGGATGTTCAATATTGGTGGCATTTTGGTCATCTTTAGTGAGAAAGGACGCGTCACTGAAAACATCCTTCAAACATATATCACATTTGCTGAAGAGAATAACTATACTCATGGTGTAATTGTTGTTACGTTGTCTCCTCCCTCAGAGAATGTTCTAGACTTCATTCGAACTTACAACAACGACACAAAGAAACCTTTATTCCAAGTATTTGAGATTCGTCGCCTTCAGTTTGATATTACGACTCATCGCAAATTTCCTCCTCATCGTATCATCTCCAAGGAGGAGTTGGCTGCACTCGAGAAGAAGTTCAATATTACTGACCCCAAAAAGCAACTCCCATGGATTGACTCTGAAGACCCTGCTGCAAAGTGGATTGGGGCTCGGTCAGGTGACGTGGTAGAAGTTCAGAGGTTTTCTGAGTCTGCAGGAAACTGTACGTATCATAGATATTGTGTAGCAAATGTTCTTCAAACCTAAACATAAATGGAAGGAACATTTGACTCTGCAAAAAATCAATTCAAATCCAATTATGTCCAACACTTTTTAACCCAAGAACCTCAATACAAATCTGCTTATGAAACTGCTCAGAAAACTATGGACACAATTCTAGAAAAGGCTCCTCCGCCCACAGAACTTCCACAAGCTTTCAAACCCGTAAAGGAGAGGTCTTATAAGTTGCTTCACCAACCTTCTACATCCCAGACAACTCTCCCATCTCAAACGTGGAAGTACTGGGCATTAGGGATTCTAGTGCCTTTGTCGCTTGTTTTAAAGATGTTCTGAATATCAAAAAAAGAACAATAACTATTCCTCCAAGCAACAAACTCAACCACCAATTGAATTGCTCATGAATACCTTTTAGTTCAATTTTTTCCTTGTTTAGAACTTCATTCAATGCCTTAGATTTGTCAGATGCATGCTGTATTGCATCATAGTCTTGTTGATACCGGATGATATCTGCAGTTAATTCAGATATCATTTTAGGGTCGAACTTATCCCTTGAACCTTGTATAAACTCTCGCACATGTTTGGCTAATTCTGAATTTGTAGACAATATCTGCTTTACTGCATCTGCTTGTTTAGTAGGCTCCGTCTCGTATACAGCCTGAGTTAGCAATTGATTATATTGCCTCTTTAGGTCGTCATATTCTTTACGGAATGAATTTAGTTCAGCTTCTCTTGCTTTTTGGTATGTGTTGATATCCATTATTTTATCGTCTTATAATTAAAATGCCCAATGTAGATTCTAGTGGAAAAACTGGACGGTCCATGGATTATTCCATGTATCTTAAGCGTAAGAGACACAATGTATTGACGACTGGATATACGCTTAAATCGGAAGCCGGTAACCCGATGTTTGGTCGTGACAAGAAAACTCGTGGGTTTGATAATGGTATCGTTACAGTCCTGTTCGAAAAGGGCTTGATAGTAGGAAGCGGAAGCGGAAGCGGAAGCGTAACTTACACAATTAATTACACAGCAGCGAATGATTCGAATATAACACCACTATTTCTTGCGGCTGGAGTTTCATCCGAGGCTTTTTCTTATATCGTGGCTTATGAAATTGCGGTAGGTAGCCCGGGAACGTCGATTAACTCAACAACTATATCTAATTTTCAAACGTTAGCTCCTGTGACACGTACTATTACCAACAATACTACACAAAACTCCGTTACATACACTTTCGTTGGTAATCCTGCCACTGATGAATCCACTTTCTATAACATAGAAAGGCCTACCGCCAACAATGGAGATAGTATGACGGACTCAATTACTATCGGATAAATCTATTAATCACTAATAATAATGGAATATGATACGTTGACAGACCAACTAAATAATACAATAACGTCTGGCATTTCTAAGGGAACTGTTTGGAATGCCATACCAGGAGGTTTAGATAAAGTATCCGAATCTTCGAGGGGGTTTGTTTGGGGCTTGGGTTCAGGCAATGTATGGGTATGCCAATCACCTTGTCAAGGAAACTGGAAACAAGTAAAACTTCCTTCTGCAGCAAGTTTACGCGATATCATAACAGACGATACACACATATATGTCTTGCTTCAGAATCAACTCTGTATCAAATCGGCAGACAATACAGATGAATGGGTAACTGTAACCGTCCCCGATGGCATTGAAAAGATTATTAGCACGGCCTCATATATTTGGGGACAAGCAGGTGATAAGAAATATAAGTTACCTAAGCCTGGTATGACAGGAAACTGGATTCCTGTAAAGGATGACTTAAACATTAAGATAACATCAGCAAGTTCAGGGCATTTGTATGGTGTTGGTTCGGATGGCAAGGCTATGACAACAGATGAGGCAATGCAAACGTCATGGTCTGTAATTCCAGAATTTGGAGGCAAATATTCAGCCATTTTTGGAGATGCTGACCAAACAGCAATATTTGGCATTGATTCTACAAATAGCCTAAATCGTTGCTTGAATGGAAAATGTCATGGTGTTGATACGAAAGGCTATACTCCTCAAAGCATTACCATCCAACCTTCTTCAAAGCAGTTGTGGATGACTACAACGACAGCAGGCAAATCTGGAAATATTTTCAATTTGCCGATTTCAAGTGACTATTCTGATATCATGAAAACTGTTCAGCCAATCGACGGTAAACGGGATGAAACGGTAAAGAAGGCTGAAACCGAATTTGAAGAGTCAACTTATTCTGGGATGATGTCAAGGCAATTCGATTATTTGAAAAAGGTATTGGGTGATGTATTTGCAATTAGACCCGTTGCGTCTGAACAAGCAGACCAACAAAGGGTCCAGGATGAAATCAACAATACCAACCATGAACTCAACGTATTGAAAGATGTAATCCCATTAATCCAAAAGATTTTGATAGTGTTGGCAAGTATTATTGGAGTATACATGTGTTCGGATATTTTGGGGTCAATGACACACTTTTTAGCTTTGGCAGTGATGGTTGGAGGAACATATTACTTTGCTGTAAATAAGTAATGGCAGCCTGTGATATTGAATGCCAACGCAATAGACAACTTAGAAAACTTGGTTCTGAAATGGTGACTGCAGTTCAGAACAAAGACAAAGACCCTCAAGCATATGAGAAAGCAAGAGCATCGTATTATACAGTGAAAGAAGGACAAGGATGGGTTCACGAAGACAAAGAGAGACAGGCCAATGAAAAGGTTCAACCAATTCTGGATTCGTATCAACGAAAGTTTGATGCAATGAAACAGAACTTGTTATATCAATCTGCAGCTGCCCAAGCAAAGCAAGATTTACTGAACTCTCAAATAGGAGATGAAGATGAAGTCAGATTTATTCATTCAGAAATAGAGAAAGAACGCGAACAAGCAAGTGTATATCAGAGAATGAAAGAACTCCAAGGATTACCTGTAGACGTTTATTCGTGGCTTCCTTCATTTCTGGATTTCGTGCTAAGCATAACGATATTGTATCTCGTGTACCAACTATTCATCGAAGGAAAGTTACGGAGAATTACTGGCATGTTAAGTAATAATGGAGTGGGAAGTAATATTTAGTCTATTTTTATTGATGCTTGGTATGTATGCCATATCTATCTGGCTATCATCTCGCGAAGGCTTTGAAGCAGGCGAAAGTATTATGCTTGAAGACCCCGAGAAGTATTATGATGCAACTTATGCCTCAATATACAAGGCTTTATGGCATCCTAATGCTAGTTTAGAATATGAGAAAGTATCTATGGAACAAATCGCTTTAGACGAATGGGCAACAGCCGATGTGAAAGTTTTAGACATGTGTTGCGGCATATCTCCCCACGCTTGTTGGTTTAAAAACTTGGGTGTCGAATATTTGGGCGTTGATACATCTGCTCCGATGATAGATGAAGCAAGAAAAGATTGTCCTTCTGCCAAATTCCAGAAAGGAGATGTAACCCAAGGAACTTTGTTTCCTCCCAAATCATATAGTCATACCTTGCTTTTAGGGTTCTCTATATACATGTTTCCGAATGCCAAAGTTGTATCCGATAATGCCTATTTGTGGACAAGACCAGGTGGATATTTTATTGTTCATATGGTTGAACCAGACAAATACGACCCCTTGCTTGATTTGGCTTCACCATTTGCTGCATTTTCATTACAATCGTATTCTTACGAACGTCAAACGAAATCTGAAATCTTCTTTGACTTGTTCAAGTATACAGGAACGTTCCATAAAAAGAAGAACGAGGAGGATGCATCTTTTGACGAAGTATTAACCTATTATGATACTGAAAAGAGTCCTAATAAGATTAAGTACAGAGAACAAAAGCAAAGGTGGTATATGCCTGATACAGAATCATTAATCGAGACAATTAAGAGTTCGGGATTTAGATTGAAAGAGAAGGTTCATCTAATTTCTTGTAGCAAAGAATATCAGTATCTAGTTTATTTTACCAAGTAAAGGCAATGGGCAAGACTAAGAAAAGAAGAGGAGGCGAGAAGGCTCCTCGTTCAAACAAGCCTGCTCGTGAGGGTTCGGTTCTTGACTACAAATCATGGTGTGTGTCTCATCCTCCAAATTCAAGAACTCTTAACAAAAGCAAGAAGGCTTATTCAGATATGACACCGGAAGAGAAGGAAGAGTTTTGTCCTCCCATTAAAGGAGAATTAGCATCGGCTCCTCCTTCGGCTCCTTCTTCTGAGCCTCCTTCAAGATCAGAAACTCCTCCTCCGCCACCGGCGGCGGTATCTGCTGGCCCGCCTCCCCTTAGCAAAGAAGAACAGAGACAAGCCAAGCTAGCCAG